GCCGACATTGAACCACAGGTTCAGGAAGTAAAATCAGAGGTCGGGTTTCGGTTTAATCGAAAAGCTGGCACGAACGTAGTGTCCGGGCGTGTTGGTGTTGGTGTCGGGAAGGTCATTGAGCGCCGGAACGTACCACGGGGCAGCCGTGGCGTTGGAATCAATTCAGGAAACTGGCAGTGGTGGGTGCTGGGATCCTTCAAGAGCGGGCAGCGAGTCACACGCAAGACGCGAGCAAATCGAGGGGTGTTGCGACCGCAACAGCCGAATTTTGCACAGAGGGCAAAAGAGCGAGCAAACGAACGGGTGAGGGCGGCAATGCAAACCGCGCTTGAACGGTCAATGGAACGGTTTTTCAAATCACAATGAAGGGGGCCAATCGTGGCAAAGTTGAAAGTCAAGGGCACGGTCATCAAATGCACGATTGCGTCCGTTCTGACGGCCATCGGGCAGATTACGGAATTCTCACACAGCGGCGCGGAGTCGGAGACCTACGACGCCACGACGATTGACACGAGCGGAGCCGGCAAAGAATACAGCCAGACTGGCTACACAGAGGGCGGCACGTTTGATTTCTCGATGTTCTACGATGTGGATCTGGCAGCACACCAGGCACTGACGGATCTGCTGACGACGCCGGCGGATATGGTGGACAACATCACGTTCACCGACGCGACACCCACAACATCCGCATTTACCGGGGCCGGCCTGACGTTTGGCTTCACGGGCGCGATGAATGACGGGCTGAAGGCCGATGTGTCCATCAAATTGACTGGCCTGTTGGCGTATTCGACATGAGAATTCGGTTGATACGGGAAGATCTGAACGCACCACCTGGCACGGTTCACGAGGGCATCGAGAAGCGTGCTGGTGGTGTATTGTTTTGGCGTGTTGGCACGGTGATCGACGTGGACCGCAGGGCGGTTCAGTTGCTGGTCGGCAACGGTGATGCTGAGCCGGCAGACGAGGAAGCGGAGGCGGCCTTGCCGAACTGGCGGCAGGGCCGGGATAAGGTGCTGTTGGCGCGTGAGATGCTTGCACGGGGCATTGATCCGGACGACCGCGAGCGGTTCAAGCGCGGCGAGTTGTTAGGATACAATGCGGACGGGTCAGAGATTCTCGGGCCGAATTCTGGAGGGGCTGACGATGAGTAGATTGGTGATTGACCGTGGTGCATTTCTGGCGGGGTTGTCGGATCGTCCGAAAGAGGATGTGCCGATTCCTGAACTGCAGGCCGGGGCCGTGATTCCGGTGTGGGGCATGACCGCACGCGAGCGGACGGCATTTGAAAAACAGTTCGCGGGGAAGAACGGCCAGACGATTGATGCACGAGTTCAGGAGTTTCGTGAGCGGCTGGTGGTGGCCTGCTGCAAAGACGACAACGGACAGGCAATCTTCCTGCCGGAGGACGTGCAGGCCATCGGGCAGAAGCGGGCCGATGTGCTGGAGCGGATCGTGAACGTAGCACAGCGGTTGAGCGGGTTCACAAAGGAGGACATTGAGGCCACAGTGGGAAACTGAGGCGGGATTCCGAGCGGCGTTTGGCGTTGCGTCTGGCATTGGCAACGGGCTGGAATGATCCCGATGCAATGCTGGACGCCATGACACCGCAACAGTGGAGAGAATGGCAGATTGCGGATATTGTGGAGCCGGTCGGAGTCCGTGGCGTTGAGTTGATTCTGGCGCGTATTGGTGAGCTGGTGGCGGGGTTTTGCGGTGCGTCAATGAAAGCGGCGGATTTTGCGCCGTGGTTGCCACGGTCTGAGGACAGACAGTTGAGTCCGGCAGAGTCTGCGGACGCGATTTCGAAACATCTGCAGAGACTGGTGGGGCGATAATGGCGAGCATCGGAAGCCTGGTGGTCAATCTGGAAGCAAACACACGCGGCTTTCAGCAGTCAATGCAGCAGAGCCAGCAAGCAATGCAAGCGTTTGCACAGACTGCAAAAAACACCAGCAACGCTACGCAAACATTGGATACCGTTGGCAAAAATAAAGAGCTGCCCGCAACACTCGATGCAGCGGCGAAAAGAATGGGGGACGTTGAAGTAGCATCACGGACGGCGACCGAACAACTGCAGCGGTATGAAAAAATCGCCGACAAAGCGGCGTTGAGCACAAAGGCCGTGGCGATTGCTGCAAGTGCGTTTGGTGCGGTCGGTGGTGCCGTTGCCAAGGGAGCGAATGCGGCATCGCACGGGCTGCACAGTATGCTGGTCCATTCCATTGCGTTACGAAAAACGCTGGAAGCATTGCGCTTCATCATGAGCGTAATGGCGGACGGCGTGCGGATGCTGTTGTGGCCGTTTCAGTCATTGTTGTCAGCATTAAAGGCCGTTGGCAAAGCAGTGAATGTTTTGTTGACGCCATTTCGAGCCGTGGCGCAGGTCATGCTATTTGCCGGCAAAGTCGTAGCGTCAGCAATTGGGCCGTTCGTTGGGTTGGCGAGCACGGCATTCATGCTGTACGCGCATTTTGAAGCGTTGCGACTGAGAACACAGTGGCTAAAAAAGGCGTTTGAAAAACTGCCACCAGCAATCAGGGCAATCGCCGTTACGTTGTTTGCAATGGGTGCGGCCGGCGGTGTTGTGTCCGGAGCATTGGGACGGCTGGGATTCATTGGGCGTGCATTGCAGGGCGTATTGCGTGGCGTGGCCGGAGCACTGCGGGCCGTTATCAATCCGATGGCCACATTGGGCGTGGTGACGAAAACCACAGCCGGAATTATTAAATCGTTTGTATCGTCCGCCTTGGGACCGTTGAGCCTGATTTTGTCGGGGTTCGGTGCGGTGATGGCTGGTGGTGGAATGTTGGCATTGGCAGCCGATGCGCAAAAGCTGGCCATCCAATTAGAGGTGCTGACAGGCAACGCGAAAACGGCGGCGGAACTGGTGGACGCGCTGAACACGTTTGCCGGGGCGACACCGTTCAACAAAATGGATATCAAAGCGGCTGCGGTGCAGTTGCTGGGCGTGCAAACGCCGATCAAAGAACTGACGAGCGATTTGGCCATGTTGGCGAATATTGCAGCCATGTCAGACAACAGCATCGGTGAACTGACACGGATGTTTGCGCAGCTGCGAACGACAGGCACCGCAAGTTTGCAAGAGCTGCAGGAATTCAGCACACGCAACATCATGCTGATGCAACATCTGGCGAAGCGATTCGGCAACGTGGCGGCAGCGGCGAGTGCCGGACAAATCACGTTTGACGATGTGCGGCGGGCGTTGTACGAAATGAGCCTGCAAACGGATTCATTGAGCAAGCTGAGTGCCAGCCTGAGCGGGCAGTTTGCGCGGCTGAAGAATAACGTGCTGGTGGTGGCCACAGCCATTGGAAATCAGGCACTGCCACACGCTACGAAGTTGCTGGACTGGGCTTCGAGCATGATTGAATCAATTGGAGCACTGACGGACAAGCTGGGATTCTTCAAGGATGTATTGCTGGCATCGTTCGACGTTGCCATCGAGGGCATAAAACAAAAATGGTCCGAAATGCTGGACTGGTTGAAGGCTGAGGGAAAACGCAAGGCGATGGGCATTGCTGAGTCCGTGGTGATGTTTATCCCGAACATGATAGGCACAGCAATTGGAAACGCGGTCAAAGGCAACAAACCACAGGCACCAGCGGTGCCACGTCCCACAAATCTCGATCAGGCAATGAGCCGATTAAATGAGGTGTTGGCGCGACTGAAGCCGCAGCCAAAACCGGAAGTAAAGCCGAAGCTCGCGTTGTTGCCACCGCCACCAGTTGCGCCAGCCAAAGCCGGGCAGTCGTTTTTTGAAAAGGCGTTTTCGTTTGGCAAAACGCTGGTGAATGCGGGCGTGAATGTGCTGGAGGGCAAAATGGTCGCAGGGGCTGCGGCAATCAATCAGTTCTCCGGCATGTTTGGTGAGCGTGAATCCAGACACCAGCAAGAGTTGACAATGGCCGGCGCAATGCAAAAGGGCAGTGCCGATGCGTATTCCGCAATTGTTGGTGCCATGATGGGCAAGCGGGATCCGCTGTTGACGGCGACAGAGAAACAGACGAAGGCCACGGTGGAACCGCTGATTGACATTGTTGAGCTGATTAAAGGCGGCGGAGTCATGGGCAAGATTAAAGAATTTGTCGGGGTGCCGTAATGGCCGTAACAAATCTGGGCGAAGATCCGGGCGGACGAACTGCCACGAATACGAAAGGCGTGCGGACGTATTCGCGGCGGTGGAAACTGGAGACTTCCAGCGAGTCAGACGACGCATATGCAGTCGGCAGCGCGTCAGGACTGCCGTTGATTGGTTCGACGTATCCATCGGACGCCGGGGCGTTTTGCGTCAGCCTGCAGGTTGAAAACAATAACCCGTGGAAAGGCTGGATTGTCACAGCGGAGTATTCCAGCGAATACGAGCTGACCACAAATCCAATCAACGACCCGGCCATCATTACATGGGGCAGCGAACAGTTTCAAAAGGTGGCCGTGGAGGACACGAGCGGACACGCTATCCTGAACAGTTTCGGCGATTACTACGACCCACCTGCAATGATGGACGACAGCCGGCGAACGGTCACAATAACGAAGAATCTGGCAGCAGTCCCGAGCTGGATTCTGAGCTACCAGGATGCGGTCAACAATGACGTGTTCAGCATTGACGGGTTCAGCGTGGCGATTGGTAAAGCCAAAATGCAATCGGTCACGGTGGCCGCAAAAGAAAAGCGCAACGGCACGTCATTCTACCCGGTGACGTTTACCATTCATCTGCAGAAAAACGGTTGGTTGCTGGAGTTGCTGGACGCTGGGTTTCGGTACAATTCCGGCGGAGCAATTGCCATGTTTGACACAGGGCAGCCCGGCATGTTGAACGGCAGCGGTGGCAAGCT